CTTCTCGAATTGCCCAACATCACCCGTATCGAGTGACTCTTGCGCTGTTTTTAAAAGCCCGCCAGCTTTTTCTCTCATTTCCTTGGTGTTCAAGTTATTCCTCCTGAACTGATGTTCTGTTTTCTAACATAGCCGTGAGGAGAGAAAGCTGTCTCTGGGCATTTGCGAGCAATTCAGTCCTGGCGGCGTCAGCATCGAAGACTTCGTCAACGTCTGATTCGGCGTTGTCGTTATCTTCAACATTGGCAGATTCCGCGGTTTCATCGTTCGCTTCTGTCGGAGTATTTCCTTCCTCATCTAAGAGGGCGACCGCCAAAGCGGTAACCTCGTCTTCACTCAAATCCTCAACGAGTTCTTTCCAGTTTGCCGTTTCGATATTTCGAACCCTGGTCCATACCCGCGAAGTGCTTAAAAGTTCCGGGGCTTCTTTCCCCGCATCTTTTATGTGTTTTTGCAAATGCCTGTAAACCTGCTCCCTGTCGGCTTTCGGGATATTTGCCCCGCCACGACCACCATTCAGGACACCGATCGCCCCGGAACATGCCCGGATATTTGCGGCGCCCACCTTCCCATCTTTCACATGGTGATGAATAAATTTATAAGATCCTTTTGCGTCAGGTTTCCCCGCCGGGTTAACCCAGGCATAGGCTTCCCGGAGAGCATCTGCGGTCCCTGATAACCCCGCCCGGTTCTCGACCCCGCTCCACGGTCCTGATGTTGTCTCAGTGGAATGTCGGGGAATAGGTCGATTCGCCTTATCGGTTTTCGCTGAGATCGTGGCTGTATCGGGTGATGCCCCCCGGACTACGCCGGACGTTTCCACCCAGTCCAACTCCGCGATCCTTCTGATGCTGGTATTTCCGCGCCCTTCCTGGGTCACCCCGGAATCCGGAATATTGAAACCAACTGAATATTCCTTGATAAACTCCCCGGAGATATTCGAGAACGCGTCCCGACCCGCCTGGGTGTTCATGTTCATCTTTATAGTTGCTCCCAGCCGCCATACATCGTCGGAGACCTGTATCGGCTGGGCATCAATCACCTTTCCGACCAGTTGCCCGTGATCGTGTCCCATGAGGAATGGAATCGGGAGATTGTTCTTGATGGAATTATCAAAAGCCGACGGCTCAATAATATCCCCGTCCTTATCCTTCGTTCCCATCGTGTTAACAAATGCCTCGATGACGCCTTCCGCGTCGTCAATCACCTTGATTTCGGATTCTTCGGTTTTGTGAATCATGCTATAACCTCTTCGGGTTTGTAATTTCTCGGCATCGGTTCCCAGTTCAATGTTCCGTTAGGATGGTCGACAATCAGGGCGGCATCATCTGCCCGGTAAATCTGCCCGTGCCGTTCAGCACAGGTTCGACCGTACGGATCGCCATCCGGGACATAGTTGTCATCAGGATCGCCGTCCACGTCATCAGCCCGCATATACTCAAAACCCTGTTCCTTGTAATGGGAGATGGATGACAGGTTTTGCGTTCTCATAATCTCAGTACGGGCAATAAGACGCGACCGTTTAATTGTTTCATTCGCGAGGCTCTTGATTCCGGGGAACTTGTCAGCCGGAACTCCCCGGGCTAATTGCTCAATGGAATAACCCCTCTCGAGGGCAACTCCGACAACTTTCTGAAATGCTTTGTTGGTTGTGTTGTGAATCATCTTCGCCCTGGCGGATGCCCCGCTTGTTATCGCGGCAACCGAAGGGAGTTTCTCAGACCATTCCAGGACTCCAGCCATGCCGGATTCGTTTATCTGGGAATATGTCGACTTGGTAGTACGGATGAAATTCCGATAAAGAATCTCTGCAAGGTTGTTTTCCGCATCATCAGGTAAAAGATTCGAGAATGAAACAGGAAAGTCTTTTGTTTCCTCGGCGTTCCTTTCCAGGTATCTTCCAACAATCCCGTCAACACGGCTTTTGATTCGTTTAAAATATCGCTCAACATCAGATTCGAGCCGATCCGTGAGGCTTTCCCGATCCTTCAGAAGCGCCCTCCGCAACTGGGCGGCTCTTGGAGCGACCCGCGGGGCTTTGGATACGCCCAGAATTGCCGATTCCTCATCGTCCACCGGGGCGGGCAACTGTGGAGCGGGAGCCGGTAGGGCTTCCATATCACTGGACTCGATTATATTACTGGGGATTCTGCGAATGCCCCCGTCGTCTATCGCGTCAGCCCCCACGAGTTCCCGCGCTTCGTTGAGGGTTATGATCCCGGCACCAAACAGGCTCGCCGCCCTGGCACTCTGGGAATCCGAATCGTCGAGGAATGCCCGCATCTCCGCCATGTCGGCATATACTGAACCGCTGTCTGGAAATTCATATTCCAGACATCTGTTGAGGAATCGGATGATTCTCTTGATCAAGGGTTCCAGGGTCTCCGAATGGAAGCTGAAACGCGCCTCCCGGTAGTTGGCAAAGGTAGACCTTGCCAGACCCACATTCGCCGAGATCAGAATCGGGGGAACACCGAACACGGCGCAGATCCTCGATTCAGTCATATAGTGCATTTCTGTTAATGCCATATCTTTGGGAGAGGATGCCATCTGCTGATACTCGGCGTCGTCATCCAGGACAGCGACCTTGTGCATATTGTTTGAGCCGCCAAAGGTTGAACGCCATCGCGCCCTGATCCTCTCGGCTTCGTCCTGGGAGGTTAACCGGCGCTTGATCTTCAGTAACCCGGAAGGAACCCCGGCATTCTGAAAATACATCTTGGCAAAATCGCCCATATTCAGATCGAGGTTAACAGTCCTCGCGAGAATATGAAGGGGCGATAATCCGTAAACATCCCCGGAAGGATTCGGAAGCGCAAGGTGGGATATATCCTCCGGTGCCAGTGTATATTCCTTGCTGTCTATTGAATAAACATATGTATTCTGCCCGCGGTCCTGCGGGACAATTGAGACCCGATCCGGACGCAAAAGCCAGAGCTTGACTACCTGGTTTGTTCTATCCCGTTCTTTCAGGATATAAACGTTTCCGGAAACTTGGAGAAATGTGACTATTCTTTCAATGAATTGATAAAAATCATCATTCTGGTTCGGTTGTTTTATGATTGCCGCAAGAGGGCTGTCGGAGATTTCCTCAATGCCGCCATCCGGTCCGTCCATCCCGACGTAATACCGGGGGGACGCGGCACCATCAGCGAGTTCCCGGATACACGCGTAGACGATTTCATTCTTGCCGTATCCCTGGGATGCGAAGTTCTCATAGTTATCGGTTGGATACTGGACCTGCGAAAGATCATTGACGAGCGGAACCGATGCGGAAACCTCCGCGTCAGTTGCTTTTGTGAACATGTTCCAGATCGCCATATTCCCCCGTTGCCTTTCGGGTACATGGCGAGACCACATTGGAGGGATTTACCCCTGTTATTTAAAATACAGATTTTTATAAAGCGCGTCAATCCAATCCGATACCACAGACGGAGATATTTTAACAGGACAACATCAATGCCCGCTCATATTTACTGCTTGGTTGTCTCTGCTTCAACCTGAATGTAACCTGAATGTAACGCGAATGTAACCTCAGAGAGCCTTTGTGCATTCATCATTTAATCCGCCCATATATGTATCGTCCTGGTCGACTCGATACATCCGGATAGTACGGGAAACACGATAACTACACCTTTCACAATACTGGAGGGCGGCGGCTCCTGGTGCTGGCGTATACTTTCGCATTAACGGCTCCTGGCACATTGCACACAGATGGCATGAACATTGACACTCAGATGATGAACACTCCATTGCTAGTCTGTGTTCTATCTTCTCTGTACCCGGCTCATAGGTCATGCTCGGTGCCTTCCTCGTAGCTCATCTTTCTTTTTATATCGGCTATCTGTATAAATGATCGGATTGAGCGGATTCAATTTGTTATATTTCTTGATTATCTGGCTGACCCTGGAGCCGCTCAGATTGCAAAAGTCCCCAATTTTCGTAAGTGAGTATTCGGGATGATCCTCACATAATTTTTTAACTTTCAGAAACCGGTTCTGGAATCTTATACGGTCATCCGCGTACTGTCCTTTATATTCCGGAAAATTAATCCCATCACCCTTTTCACATTCCGGCAGTCCGCAATACTTTTTCCCTGCAATGGAAGGATCATCATAAACCGCATTACCGCATCCGCCGGGACAGGATCGGTGCATGAATTTTAATGCGGCATCGAGCTTGGACGCCGTAGCCTCTGCCGTATCCTCCATTACAAAGTAGCGCTTGATCGCTGTTATGGCGACCAGCATCTCGTGAGGGGTCAGGTCAATCTGCATTATCAAGTCACCTCAATTAATTACTCATCCGAAAATTCAGAAATATAAATCGGGGTCATCTCGCCCATATAGGCGCCCAGGATATTAAATTCATAATATTCCGTTGCTAGAAAGCGAGGATCATTGTATTGGTCGTCTGGGTCCCCAGGATCTCCGCATGGTTTCATATCCGCCGCCAGAATATCTATGATCTTATCAACGGAATATACAATCCTTAAATCAGCGTCAGACTGTCCGATAATGGCGGGGCGGAATCGCTCGATTTCCTCCGGGGTGCCTCCGATTAATAAGGGACCGTCGCCGTCAATGTTCATCGCTCACCTCATTCTTTGTTCCGCATCTGTTGCAGACGATCACGGTTCCCTTCCCCGCCTTTTCAGCCAGGAGCTTCCCACAGTCCGAACAGCGGAGTTCTTTTGTTTCTAGTGTTTGTGACATTTACAGTCGCATCCCTTGCAGTCGTTATGTCCGCCATATATGCAGATGAGAGTTACCATATTCCTTGCCCTGCGACATTAGTCCTGGCATGGACGGCAAGACCCAGAGCCATGACACAGTCGTCATGCAGTCCCCCAGGCGCCGAATACCTCACGCCGGTCCTGGTGTACTCGTAGGAAAATGCCTCGAGTTCCGTAACGATCGGACCATCCGGGTAATAGATATCCTGAGTCTGGATTGCAAGGGCAAGTCCTTCCATCAGTTTCTGCTTGGAGGAGGATGAGAAATTGAATCCCATAACGTTTGGAAGTTCCCGCTGTAATCTCTCAACGATAGGATCTCCGACCCCGGTAGAGTCAACCAGCGCGGGAGTATATCCAATGCTGGTCGCAAGACGGCGGCAGGTTTCCTCCCATGGTTCCTGGAACCTGTCAAAAGACGCAACACGCCCTTCCGCGTCCAGCCCGATCGAGACCGTATAATCCACGCTTTTAGCAAGGTCGACTCCAAATAATACCGGAGACTGTCGGGAAAGCGGGGCAATACAATCCCTGATCGCCTTCATCCCGAAAGGATTTCCCCCGTCGTCGCTGGGTTCTGCAAGATATAACTCCTTGAATACGCTCTCAGGTAGCATGGAGCGAGCCTGTTCGATCTCACTGGTCTCGATCACCCCGGCATCGGCGGCGTCAAATGCCGTCAGCTTTGCGTAATGCCATCCCCGTTCCCCGCTCTCCGCCCGGCGTGCCAGGATATAAGCCCAGTTCTTGCGTCCCTTC